CTGCAAAGATAGTCAACATCTTTGAAGTGCGCAACAAAATCGGCAAAAAAAAAGTTTCGGAAGTCAGCGTTTAATCACCATGCCGGTGACTGAGTAGCCACCATCAATCTTCTCGATGCGCAAGTTGATGATACCGTTGCCTCCCATTTCTTTCGCCCTTTCTGCGGCGAACGTGAGTGCCGACTGCGGGTTGGCGTGCCGGTATTTACCATCAACGATTTCGAAGCCATCGCCATAGATCTCATTATTTTTCACCTGTTTCTTGACTACCTGGTATTCGCCCGAGGTTTCCTCGGCATAGAGCGATCCGATGGGCTGGTATTCGAAGCTCACCGAGTTAGATTCCGTGAGGAACATGCCAGGGAACATTGCGTAGTCGATAAAGCCAGCCGACTGCTGGAATTTCTGGGCCGTTTCGCAGCTGCTCATCATCAGTGCAGCGAAAGCGCATAGAGCTAGTATTTTCTTCATAGTAATACAGTTTAATGTCATTAAAGTGTCGCAAAGGTAGGTATACTTTTGCGTATTAACAAACATTCACAGGACAAAACGGGCTGAGCCCGGTCGCCATGTGCCCGCTCTCCCTCCGCAGGATGGGGTTTCCCGAGGTAAATCGGCGGTACGATTTTGGTTAAATTTCGTGATTTTGCGATGAACGAAATTTGTTTTGGCTGGAAATCAGCCAAATCGGGGTTTCCAAAGGGGCTGCAAGCCCCTTTGGTCCGTCGGAAGACCCCCCGCCCGTCCTGCGGAGCGAGCGAGGGAAGCCCTCCCCGCCTTTGCGGAATATGTAAACGGATGTTAAAATTATGCTTTATAACATACTTTCGCACTCCTGCACCCTGCCCGCCATCGACCGAGGAGGAGCGGAGGAGGCGAGCCGCCGCCGATTGTGCGGTGATGCGCTTGGCGTGCGTGCACGTCTGGCGCATCAAGGCGATTGTGCGGTAATTGGACAGGTGCGTGCGTAGTGACCGCAGCGAGGTGAAGCAGGTTTCTTGGCGGCACGCCAGGAACCCTGCAAGCCGATGATGCGGTCTCTACGCACACAGTGAGCGGAATGCTTGACGCGAGCTGTGCAGCTGTCTGTTGCCGCACAATGCAATTCCAGGATTATCACCATGCCCCGCGAATTGAGGCCGACCAGTGCGGACAAGCGAAGGTGTAGCGGAGGGCAGTCCTCAGTCCATTGACCGCCGGGAAAGAGACCGAGGACTGCCCTTAGCGTAGCCGTAGCGGTGCGAACGGTCAGTCTGAATGAGCGGTATAAAGCTATCACATTCCCTTGGGCTGCGACATGGCGAAGCGCGTGTTGGCGCACTGCTGGCCAGGTAGCCTAGCGAGAGCAGCGGATGAGTGGGTAGGTGGGCACCAGCAAAGATACCTCGAGCGCAGCGAAAGCCTGGGCTTGCAAGGTGAAGATACTAGCGAGGGACGAAGCGACGGATCTAGCCTTGTGAACCGAGGCTGTGGGGTGTCTTTGCGGATAGGTGGCCACCGTAGCCTCTCAGTAGTGCAGCGAGCGAGCGGACGCAGCCGTGCAGTGTGCCATACCTTCAGAGCGCTTCGGGGCGAGGGGTTGGGGGATGGGGTAGCAGCCACCAAGCCGCCGGCAACGAGCTTGCGAGTTTGCGTGTGGCTTGGTGGCTGTCTGCCCTGTCAAGAAACTAGGCAAGCCCTGCCACGATGAGACGTGGCGGGGCTTGCTGGGGCAAGGCGAGAAAGCCTTGCGGGGCTGAGGAAGCAGGCGGTCGAGCGAACTATTTCTTAAGGCATTTAAAGTACCCGAAGACAAGGAGCACGGCAGTAGCCGTGATGATCGCCAGTGGCATTACCCAATCCATATTGGGAGGCTTAGCCACTGCTGTCATGTCGACGGTCTTATTCTCCTGCGCTATCAGCGAGGATGTGTCCGACGATGCAGTATGCTGTTGAGTGGACCGCGAAGCGTTCCGCTCAACATAGTCGGATTTCCCGAGCGCAGCGTGCTTGGCTCTCAAGACAACCGCACCAGCTTGTCTGGGCGGTTGTCTTGAGGATTGCTCAAGCACCGAGCAGGAGTCTGCCATGCCCAGGGCACCCGGGTATGGCAGTATGACCAACTCGAAGCTGTCCAGGTCCAGGTGCAGATCACTGAGCCAGTGAACCCGCGAAGCGGTTACGCTGGCGCTATCAGTGACTGTCTGGACCCTGTGCTGCTGGGTCACTTCCTGCGATGCGACTTTATGAGCACGGCAGGAAGTGAGTGCCATTGGCAGCACGAGGATAGCGAGGGCGATGATCAGGATGATGACGATTGCGGTAGCGCAAGACTTGTATCTATTATCTTCCATAATGATGAGTTTTAGATGTCAGCATATTCACGGCGGGCATCGAAGGACGGGCATGCTTTAGCGGCGAAGTCGCGATGTCCGAAGATGCGAGCCCCAGGGTGCTGTTGCTTCAGGTGCTTTAGCAGCGAGCGCAGCGCCTTCTTCTGGGCCTCTGTGCGTGTGTCCTTCGGCGTTTTGCAATCCTTGGCAACACCACCTATATAGCATACACCGATACTGTGTTGATTATGGTACTTACAATGAGCGCCGGTCAGCTTGACTGACCTGCCCTCATGTATGGAGCCATCGAGGTAAATCACATAGTGATACCCGATGTCGCTGAATCCGCGCTGTTTGTGCCAGGCACGGATATCTTGTACGGTAACGTGCCTTCCCTCAGGGGTTGCGCTGCAGTGCACAATGATTTCTTTAATTGTCCTCATCTTCTTCGGGATTAAATGTGTTATGTGTACGAGGACGCCTGCGATCCTCGTACAGATATTCCTTGAACTTGTATCTATAGTCTATGCCGATGAGCGATCCAGAGAAGGTACATGCTTCGCCGAAGGCGATGAGTACCGAATCGTGGATTTCTCCAGGCGGCGCGATAATGAAGCCAGCGATGAGCAGTCCTATGCCGACCAGGAATACGACGACAGCGATGGCGAGCTGGATATTTAATTTGACCTTTTCCATGACTGTTTCTGATTTTTAGTCCTTAGTTAGAAGAAATATCCAGCGGCATCCTTCTTGTTTTTGAAGCGCCATTTCTCCTCGAACAATTCCGCAACCGGGTCGCTCTGCCATTCGTGGAAGAGCGTGCTGTGTTTACGGATAATATCGACACATCGGTCAAGGTCCTTGACGGGGCGTATGCCTGTCCGCATCTCGTCGAGGATAAGCCTTTTGATTGTTTTAGCGAGCTTGGCATGTTCTCCTGCAGCGATTGGGTCTTCGATTAATCGCACTTTTAGTTTGTTAGTCGTAACCGACCCGAACCACTTTTCCGCGTAGGCTAATTCGATGGGGCGAGCTTTTTCTCGGAGTTCGAGAAACGCCTCCCATCCGTCATCTTTCTTAAGCATTGTTTTGGCGACAGGGATGTCTTCATCTGGCGACATAAAGAAAGATGACGTTAGCCATTGGCATTGGTCGCTATTACTCCAGTCCATCGTTTGCCAAAGCGATTTAAGCAGCGAGCCGATTGACTTGTCACGCTGCTCTGCGAGTGACGAGATCAGGCGTTCTACGCGCTCCTTGCTTGCCGGAGCGACGTTGTTATTGCTGACGATGCCGAAGCCGTTAGGCGTGAGGATGAGGTCCAGCGAGGGCACCGAGCGACGGAACGCCTCACAGGCGATAGTCTGTGCCACGGGCTCGAATAAAGGCGGGTGTGGCATTGCAGCGACGAGCTGCATCATGTTGTCGCCGACAATGGTATCAGAGAGCCATTGTTCGGTGATCTCCAGCTGCGGGCGAATCTTATCGAACAGGGGCGTTTCGCCCTCTACTGTTTCGACCACGTTCGGGATGTACTGGAGCAGTGTGTCGTTATCGGTTATGATGTTCATAGTGCATACGTTTTTTGGTTTGTCTGTAAGACAAAAATACTCCAAAAAGCGGGCTTCAAAAAAGACAGGCGACGTTTCTCAGTGTCGCCCGCTTTTCAATTAACATTTTTACTTTATGAAGCCTTAATCTATCCATTCTTCGGGCCGATACACCAGATTGGTGTATGTGTCGAGCGCGATTTGGAAATAGGCGCAAGCCGCACCAGCGGCGAAGTACCGTTCTATTTCCTGGAACTGCACACGAGGGTCGAGGTATAGGAGGCCCTCGTTGATTCTTGTCCGTTCCTTGAAAAGGGCGGACATGAATTGTCGGAACAGTTCGCGCATCTCGTCCATGCACCGCTGCCGAGCCGCCATATCATTCATTTTATGGCGCTTCATCAGGAAGACAGTCTTGATGCGGCGGGTGTGTGGCGTGTTATTCATTTCCGTGTAGCCGGGGCTGATGTCGCTGACGCAGACAGCGGCCCTGGAGGACTGCATCGTTGCGATGTACTCCTCCAGCCCTTCCAGCCCCGATACTTGAGCGAACAGGTATTGCTGGTCTTGTGCCAGCCTGTTATTTTCTGTGAGCCTACGGAAGAAATCCGTGGCGTTCCAGTTGTAGTTTGCGTTAGATTGATTTGCCATGTTCATGAGTAAATTTTCTGTTCAGTTCTTCCGCTTCCCGAGCCAGGTTATCCAGTTCTGTCAGTGCTCGCCAGAGCGGCATTCTCAGCACCTCATCTTCTTTTGTGATGTCCCCTTTCGTCAAGGCACGGATTTGATTGTTCATGGCATCCTGCAGTTTTTTCGACAGCGGTCTAGCGTCGCCGAGCAGGTTGCCATTCTCCGTGCCGCTGTTATAGAGATAGGGGAACATGTTTGAGAACATCACCTTCACTGCTGTCCACCAGTAGAACACATTCATCTTCTCCGCTTTGGCGAGCACCAGTTTTCTGTTGCCATAGAGCATCTGCCCCATTTGGTTCAGCATGCCATGCTGTTGTGTGGCGAGAAATCCCTGGTACAGGTTTTCGATGAACAGGTAGGACTGGAAGTCCAGTTCCTGCAGCTGTGCATCGACGGCCCTGCACCCTTTGATTTTCGAGATGCGGACAGGTTGCTCCGGGACGTCATCGAGGAAATTCAGGGATTGAATTGCCACAGTCACTGCCTCTGCATTCACCAAATATTCCTCTTTCTCCTTCTTCACCAGGAACCCATCAGCGTAGCGGCAGATCATTTTTATCTGCCCGAAGCGGAACAGGCAATATGTCCTAATCTGTTCGGATGACAGGTTGTCGGCGATCAGATTGAAGACATAGTAGAGCTGCTGGTCGTCCAGCTCGCTCCACGCTTTTGGCAGTGTGATTGACAACTTGTTCATAGTTTCTAGTCCCTAGTCCTTAGTCCTTAGTTTTTAGTCTTTAGAGGAACACCGATTGCCCGTTCACTTCGAAGATGCAGACATCTCGGACGGTACGGATTTCGCGCGACGCCAAAACCTTTATGGTCCTGGTGCCATTGCGAAAATTGTAGCGCAGTCCCACGCAGCGGTGCAGTTCCATCACCGAGCCATCCTTCTTCCACGCTTTCAGATCGACGGGGTCTCCACTGTCGATGATTTTGCGTGCTGTCGTTATGTGGATGCTGTTCGTCATGAGAACTGGTAGCTGTGCGGCGGCACGGTGAATATGTTCGCCGCCTGTTGTGCGGTGGTGATGGTGTGCCTCTTGTCAAGTTCCTTGTATGTGAACTTGGCGGCATTCACATCCGCATTATCGTTATGGCACTCAGCTGTTCCATCCGTGATGATGACGGCGGTGCCATCGAGGAGCGTCACTTCCGGTGAAGTGATGAGCTGGTCTATCCAGCTTGCTTCCTCGAACGAAAGCGGCGATGTTTCCACTTCATATTCCGTGTCCGGCTTGCGGTCATAGTGAGCGAGATTGCCATTGACGAAGGCTATTTTGCGGCCATCATCCGTCTTGCGGTTGATGGCTGCATTGAGGTAAGCCGACTCGCTCACATTATACGCATTCAAGAATCGGAACGCTATATTTTCCCGCCTAGCGGGACGATAGTATTCCATGTGGCGGTTGCCGACAGATACCGTGACAGCGATGATGTTCACTGCATCTTCGATAGCGGTCAGTATGTCCGCTATCGAGAACTCGCAGACAAACAGATTTGTCTGTGATGGGTTGTAGGATGCAGCCAGGGTGATGTCGTCAGTGTCGATATTATCCTCATCATCGATGTATGTGACGTGCAGCGACGGAGACGGAGGAGTTCCTTGTGGCTGTACGAAGAACAGCTGTTCCACTGCCTCCTCGATGGACGGTAGCGGCTTCACCGTGAGCGTGGAGAGGAAATTTCTCTCCAGCCATTCGTTTACGCTGCCGGGCAGCATCAGGTTCTTTTCGCAGAAAAGAACCGTGATTGCAGCGTCGGCACCCCATGTCGAATCCCAGCTTTGGTGTTGGACCTGCAGCGGGTATAATCTCGCTATGCCCTTGCGTCTCATGTAGCGTTCTATCAGTTCCCTGGACTCATAGAGCGTGACCACGCCATCAACGGCAACCAGCGTCGTGTCTATGAGTGTGTTTTCTGGATCCTGATAGAAGATACGCACACGCAGCTCGTCATGATCCGTGCTCCACGACAGGTCGGGGAGCGCGGATGACAGGCATAGCGTGATGTTTTCGTTAAGCAGAGAAGTCATTATCTGATAATATAAATAAAAGACCGTCAATAGAACACCTTAAACATGTTCTTTACCCTCGCCAGTGCCTGATTCTACCTTGCCTACCGCGTCCTTTGAATGAAAACTATGCTATTGTTGATAATCTCTGTTTGTGCTGCTGTCGGGTAATAAAAACCGTTGGCGTCTGCGCTATCAATATAGTCGAGAGCGGGGGCTTGAGCACCGTTGCCTAAATTCACTGTCCATCCTGTGATTTTAGAATTAAGGGCTGCAAGCAGAGCATTCAATGATGTAATCGTGCGAGGTGAGCTTGGTAGTGCTGTATTATTATCTCCCTCTCTTATGGAGCCGTGTATAAAGCGTGCTTGATATGCTGCACCAACATCAACAGTATAATCTATGCCTCCTGCCCTCGCGAGATTTCCTGCAGTCGATGATGCTGGGTCTTTAAAAGACACATAAAATTTTGCTCCCTGGTCCGGTACTTTAGTAAATTGGTTGCTATACCAATACCCAAGTACCCAGTTTGGCACACCGAACATTGTAATTCTATCGGCTTCTGAACCGTTATCCTGTGAAAATTCCCACCTTGAATCTACTCCAAGAAACTCCGTATTATAAGGAATACCAATAGTTACTTCGCAGGTCGTTCCACTCGGTGAGCCTTTCACCGCGGTGGCGTGGTCTGGAGTAGTAATTGTGAAATCCTCGAAGGTCCGAACGCCTCCAACTTCTTTGAAGGAAGTTACTATAACAGTCTTCGTGCGACCCAGGGCGATTCTACCGTTATCATATCCTGCAGGGTCGAGTACCGACAAATGATAGATAATGGCTACCACTGTAATAGACTGCGTCCTACCGCTGCCAGCCTGTGTGAATGTAACGGTGGCGCTTCCTGTGGCACTCACTGGCATAGATATGATAACCGCTTGGGTGAGACCGCTTATCTGGCCTAGTTCGTATGATGCATCACCCTGTATAGCTACATTAAAAGGACAAAACTGAGCAGTACCCGATGCGCCATTTTGAATAGGTACCCTCGATGATGTTACTACAATGGCCGCAGATTCTCCAGGTGCAACCGATATTGAATTGTTTGGAACCGAGAATTGATAATTCCCGTAGGTAATTCCGCTAAAATCAGCTCCGTGTATAATTAATTTTTTGCCCATGATTATAAAACTGTTTGAGTGTTGAACTTGTCTTGACAAGCAAGCATAGCACATTTCTGTGAAAGCCTTCTGGTTTCAGCGGTTGTCGCCTCAAAGGTAGCACCGCTTGGATTTGGCTGCGGGTCATCGTTAGATGCGGGAATATATGAGCATCCCCAGACTGTCGCATTATCATAACCTAATTCTTTAAGAATAACTACTGCCATACAGTACCCTGCAGTTAGCACTGGAGGACCTGGCTTTAAGTGTGTTGTGGATTCCGTAGGCTCACCATACGTCGTTCCTCGCAGCATCTGTATAGCTGTGCCAGTCGGTATCACAAAATCAATGCCGTGGTATGCCGCAACGTGTTTTGCCACATCAACAATAGCATTGTACATTGCGTCTGATGTAGTTAAAAGCGTTCCTTTGGAATCATAAATTTTATCACTGTTGTTGTTAAACCACGTGGCATTAGCGTCACTCATAGCCTGCGTGATTAGCCAGCCTATCTTTGCGTTAGGAGCGTGGGTATTAATATAGGATATAATGTCATCCAAATAGGGCTCGACAGTTCGGTAATCGCCAGACAGCACACTTCTCTGGTGAAGAACTACCACATCCCAGTCTTTTGCTGCAAACATTGTTGCGGGCTTCTTATCTGTCAGCTTGTTTGATTCCCACGTTCCATCGCTCTTGCTCATAAACACTGTTGCATAAGCAGTGTTATTGGTAAGACGTGTGAGCTGATCTTGCAGCGTGAGTGACGCGTCATGCAATATACCAATCGTAACATTAAGGTCAGGATTGATTGCACGAAGAATTTTAGGTACACAAGCGGCAGTGTCCATTGAGTACGAATTGCCCACAAATAAAACATTCAGTGATGTTTTTGCAACCGGTGCACTGCCACCAATAGGTATATCTCCAGTTCCAAGCAAGGACTGGCCTCCAACTGTTTTAATGTTTTCGCCACTTCGCAATAATGGTTGATAAATTGAGGGCAGTATGTTTGAATTAAAGCCATTGGTCTGGATATGTCCACCGATAATGCTAAGAATTGCATTTCCGTCATCATCAACTATGGAGAAGTCCACGCTTGCGTCATCACCGATAGTTGGTTTAGTGTCGTCAGGACTGGCTGAGTTTTTCAGTTGGTTGATTTCCGTTTCCAGGTCGTTACCGTTATTCATTGTCACATCACCTGCTGCGACGTCAAACGGCACCACCACACCGAAACGGTTTTTCGCCCTCAGTCTTCTTTTCTTTGCCATATTATTCGATATTGATAGTTATGTAATCTTCTTCTATTTCGATGTTGCTGTTGCCATCCTGGTCAATCACGTCGAGGAAGAATTCATCCTCCTCGCTGTAGATGTCGCCACCTTCGCGTAGCGTGACGAATTCGTCGCTGATGACGAGGCCCGCATCCGGGTCTGTCACGTAGTTGTGCGGGAACACGTCACCGTCCTCTGTGGCTATGGGACCATTGAAGAAGGGCGGTGCGATCGTGTCCGTCACCTCCACCGTTATGGTGGTGCTGGCGGGTGTGTTGCCCGCGCCCTGTTCCTGTCGCACGGTGGTCACCGTTGGCCAGCGTCTGTTTCCCAGGATGCGGAAGCAGCCCTGCATATCCTCGTAGATATACACATTATCGCTGTTCAGCAAGAGGCTGGCAGCGGTAGTGGCTTCTTCGTCGATGCTATTGTGGACAAAGGTTGCTTTGTTCAGCTGGAGTTGTCCCGGTGCATCGCCTTGCGTCTCGCTGGACGTAGTGGACTTATCCGCGTTCACGTCCAGCGGCTGCCAGTACGCGCCTTCCGCAAGCGAAAACTCGCCTTTCATCAGCGAGCTGGTGACTCTGCCGAAGCTGTCTTTCGGCAGTTTCGGCCATCTTACGATCAAAGATTTCTTGCAGAAATACACTCTGCGACGGATGCCGGGGAACTGCGGCATTCCCTCGCACCAATCCAGTGACTTCTGAGTATTCGGGCACTGCTTCATATCATTCAGGTTGATTGATTGTCACTTCCTTTGCGTCACGATTCTCATCCAGCGTTGTGAGCTGGATGAATGGCACTTCAACCTTCACGCCGTCCCATCCGTTGAATCGGCAGATAAGCCGATGCACGGTAAAGAGCAGGTCGTGATAGGGCTTTTGAAGTGCCTGAGCGATGGTGTAGAGCTCGCGTTTATCGCTTCCGCTGTTGTTGGATTGAGACTTCCCAGGGACCGAGCCAACCAGGTTGCTGTGCACCTGCAGCGTGAAGCAAATCATATTCACCGCCTCCTGGATGTCCGACTCCCAGTCGCCTCCCTGTTTTGTCGTGTCGATTTTCGTGATCTGCACCTCGTGGCACTCTTTCCCGTCGGGGGTGACGTAGAAGTTAGCAAACCAAGTTTTCCCGCTGTTCTCAGCCCCGGCGAGGAAGTCCAGGATTTCCTGCTTTGCCGAAATCATCCGTTCCCGCTGCTTGACGGGATCGGTGATTCCTTCGTTACGGAAAAGGCGGTCAAAGTATTTGTCGGAAATCTCCACCAGGTATTTAATGGGAGCCGAGTTCTTGATTTTGTTCTCTTTCGCCAGTCCGATGAGTTGTTTGATGTTGTACCAGTGCGAGCGGAATATGGCAGCCCAATATGGGATAGGGTAGTACGTATGATCAGCCGTGGGCATCCTTGTCACGATGGCGAATTTATTCTTAATCGTGCCCTTCTTTATCCTCTCTTGCAGATCTGCGAGAGGAGAGGTCTCGTCGAGCAGGTCTATCTTTTCGATTTCCTGCTCACGGTTGATCGCGTCTCGCCAGAGCGCATAGTACACCCGAGGGATTTTGCCATATTTGTTCGCCTTAGCGAAGCGGCAGTAGCAAGCCTCCTTGCGTATGAGTCGAGCTATGGATTTCCCATCGTTAGACAGGATGATGACGCTGACGGCGAAGCCCCAGTGCTTCATATCCTGGGCGACGCCCAAGAAATACTGTGGCAGCGAGTTGTCGAGCAGCCACTCCTCCACCTGCTTTTGTGTGGCGGCAGCGGCCTCAGCAGTGTTATACTGCAGCCCGCTGCCGTAGCACATCTGCGCGTTCCAGAGCAAGCAGGTGGCCAGTGTCTCGTCCTGTTCAATCAGCTCCATGATGTTATAGGGCATCATGTTGTCTGCGCCCCAGGGCATATATTCCTCTCGGTCATTGATGCGCACAGGCATGATGTCCGTGTCATCACGGAATACGCTGGAGCCGTCTCTGACCAGAGCGGCTGCAGCGTTCACCCCGGGGATATTCTCCACTGACGGAGTCATATATCGGTTATAGGTCGGTTTCATAATCCAAAGTACTTAAATTCGGCGAACGTGCCGTCGTAGATGGTCACCAGGCAACCGTCGCAACTTTCTATTGTTGCCAGGTCTGGCTCGCTGCCACCAGCCCAGCAAATTCCGCTTGGCCAGTTGATGTTTTCAGCGATACCTAAGTTAATCTGCCTGAACAGCAGTCTGTGCACTGATGCGCCTGTGTTTGCTGGTGAAAGCACGATGTTCACGACATCGGTCGTTATGACCATGTTCGCCAGGATGCCATTCGGCACCGTGTATCTTTTCTGAGTGTTGCTGTTCCTCGTCACCGACTGCATTTTCATCGCATAGTTCGGGTCGTTCAGTGTCGGCACGAACTCAGATCCCGTCCATCGGTAGAGGATGTTCGTTTCCGTTTCGCAATAGATAACGTTTTTCGACGGAACACCCATATCGATATTTTCTGTTGCGCTGGCCATGTAATAGATATGCCAGGTTGAACTTTCTGCACCCCCATCAACGCAGAACTCGCCAGGCATAAGCGGGTCAGAGTCGTAGCTAGAAGGATAGCATCTTCTGAGCATCACTTGAGGCGACTGTCCTGCGGGCACGCGTCCAGCAGCGTCCAGCGCGACGACGCCGCCGTCAGGCAGACTGTCGAGTTTACTTTTTGCTTCTGCCGTCATCAATCCCGCCTTGCTGCCGACATAAGGGATTAACAGCGTGCAGAGCGGATCTTCGCTGACGGTCAGAAATGTCAAAAGCATTGCATGTTCTGAATATTGTCTAGTTATCGTGTTCAGTTTATTGTTTTCAGCTCCTTGTTCAAGGGCTGAGATTCGCTGCAGCATTGCCGGAGACATGACGCCAGCATTTGATGCGTCGACTAAAGGAATGTCAGCGCTTTTTTCTGAGTGCCCTGTTTGTTTGATTTTTATCGTCATACCAGCGCTAGAGCGATCTATCGTCACTGAGTCTATATGTTTATTGTTTGCAGACGTCAGAGCATTCGCAGCGGTAGCGTTAGCGGCTTGAGCGGTTGACAGGGCGTTGTTGACCGCTTGCATAATGCTGACCACTTCTTCTTCTGGCACCATTGATAATGCCTTGATGAGGTCAACGATCGCCTGAAGCAAGCTTCCAACTCTTTCAGGTGTCACAGACGATGGTGATGATTCAGCTCGAAGTGACATAATTGATTCTGTAATTTCGTTTGCGTTAGCCATGATGCAGAAAAAATTTGTTTTGACAAATTTACGTCAAAGGTGAGGAGTTTGAAAAGACAACAAAAGGCGTGACATCTCTCGACGGTCGCCTTTGTTCATCATGAAAAAATTATCGTTATTACTCTTGTCTTGAGGGGCGGGGAGGAATCGAACCTCCCGGTTTTTGCCTTTTGAGAAATTTTGATAGCAATATATTTTTGTTTATTAACACAGGTATTTGTCTCGCTATCGCCCCGTCCACATTATTGACCTAAGCTAACACCTCCTTTCTTTATTTTTGTTATGAGTTTATAGCAATTAATTTCGATGAAGAATTCTTGCGGGCTATTCTCCCAGGTAACATCTGGGAGAGACTTTTCAGGTAGAGGCCAAATACCTGTTGCTTCTTCGGCGTTTACCCTCATGAAAAATGTCCCCATTTTCTTTAGCTTGCTGCTGAACATGAACAGTCCACCGTCAGCATCTCTAGCGATCCACACTTTCATCTTCCACCTCCTTTCTGCCCCACAGCACTATATTGCTGAGTCTCGTTTCTCTTTGTGAATGTTTGGGTTCTCCAAGTGGTCTGTACCTGATAGACTCATCTCTGTCCAGAAACTCGAGAAACTCCACGAACCTGCAGATTGGGTATTTCTCGCATTTGAACATAAGCAGTAGCACATCGCCTTCCAGGCAATATTTCAGTTCGTCGGGCTGGCGATTGACGATATAGTCACGCCCATTGATTCTCACTTTCGCTTCCAATAGTTTCATATCGCTTCGATTTTAAATTTGCCTACTATTATCTCGTAGCCGTTTTCCTGCTGTTCCAGCATATAGCCTTTAACGATGTCGCAGTTTATCGGCTCCATGTCTTTGCATCCCCGTCTTTCACGCTTCTGGCAGTCTTGGCAGAAGATCCTGACGAGATCTTTGTTGTCTTTATATACCAATGCTTCCATCAGAACAGTGACAATTGACGTTGTTTGAATATTTCTTCTTTCACCGCATGCTCTTGCTTTTGCGTCAAATCAAGGTTTGCCTGGATTCTTCCCAGCGCATAGAGCATAGCATGGCGTTCATTATTGGCGTAGCCTTTTTCTTGACCAGGCACGAGATAGATGCCGCCGGACGGTATTTTAATATCGTACCCGATAAAGAACTTGAACGGAACGGGATTGGCGATGATGATTCTAATTCTCCATCGTTTTTTAGTGTCGTCTTCCCAAATCTTATGGGTGACGGTTTCCCATTCTTTAGGATTTCCAGGCACTGCTTCATCGCTTCTGATGAGCATGTTGTCATAGGGATTTGTTGATTTTGTTTCTGCCATAATTGTCAATATTAAAAAGGTTCATTCATTGCGTGCTGTGTATCGTAGATATTGAAGTATTCCACCCCACCCGACTTATCATCGCCGCCGATGAAGGACTCACCCTCATGGTTGGCGATCCATAGGCGGAAGGATTTGCCTTCCGCATTGAGCTTGTTCGGGTTGAAGTGGTAGCCCTTGAACTGGCAGTACAGCTTCAGTTTCGTTTTGAAGTTCGCTGTACTGATTCCCGACCTCTGGTCAGGGAAGTGTTTCTTGAACTCGTCGAACAGCGTAGAGCGAGGGATGCGAGAGTTGATTTGGTTGTTTGACGGTTCAAAGTACACCTCAGCCCATTGATAGATGGACTCCGACATCTGCTGTCTCAGTGTGCGCTGCATGATGTCGTGCATGGGTGGTGTCACCACTCCCTGGCCGGGTCTCGCCCAGCCATTCTGCATGGACGAGTAGTAGAGGAATACGCACTCGATCATCAGTGAGTAGAACAGGTTCCACTGCTCATCGTCCCAGTCCTCAAAGAACTGGTGTCCGAACACGTCGAACGGATGCCGGGCATCACTGAAATAGTTCGAGAAGCCGAGATAGACGATACGTTCCATCGAGCTTCGCGACTGGCTTCCATTGATGGCGTGGTTCGTGGCGATATATATCTTCGGGGACTTGTCCCCATCGATGGCATAGCGTGCGCCGCCCTTGATGTTCACGGAGAGGTCGCCCGTTATCGCCACATACAGGCGTTCGAAGGCGAAGTTCACCGGCACGTCATCGAAGAAGATGTTTCGCGTTCGTGGCGTGACCAGTGTGAACATGAAGTCATCATCATTCTTCGTGTTACGGCCGTCTACCTTTGCCTGTTTCTTCACGAACTTCAGTGCTTCGCCGATGAGCGACTTACCAGTGCGACCGTTGGACTGTCCCACGTCGGACATTTCGCCATCCATAGCGATTACCGCTTTAAGCTCAGTCTTGAACTTATAGTCGGTGAGCAGATAGCCTATAGCTGTGAGTTTATTGAGGACATGCTGGTTAAATTCCTTGATTTCCTCAGCCGTTTGTGGACCGCCTTTCGACCACCAGAAGTTTGACGTGTAGCATAGGAATCTGAAGAAGTCGCATCGTTTCCCGTCATCAGTGGGGACGATTTTGAAGCTGTTCTTTTCAGTGTCCACCTCCACATGGTCAATGATGGAGAAGCGGTGCAGCCTGTGCGGTATCACCCTATCCTCCCAAACTGCGCCCTGTGCCAGCTTATCTTCCTTGATGGCTTCTGGCGTGACCGTCACCATCACGTTTTTGAAGAAGAATTTCTGCTGATAAGGGGTAAATTCATCGAACACATCCTCAATGATAGACAAGCGTTCCAGCTTGTCAGCCGACAGGTCGTTGCTCAGTCTGGCGGCGAAGTGGTTGCGGACAGCCGGGTCTTTGGAAGTCATCACGATGTAGTCCCACACGAAGGAACGGATGTTTGCACCCTGAACGACTTTCACGATGCCATCGTTGTTATGGATGTACTTATATTCCCCGTCGGGGAGGTCAGCCGTATGGCATCGGCAGAAGCCCGCTTGTTCTATGAACTGCAGGGCTTCGAAGGTATCCAGGGAAACAGATTTGCCGCCGTTCTGCTTGTCGACCACTGACCAGAATTCACGGTCAGCCATCACCCTGGAGGCCAGTTCCACCTTGCCTTCCTCGCCCACCTTATATTTAAACTGGTTGAACTTGAACAGCTTCAGCGGCTGCAACCTCTCCTTATATTTATTATAGAAGCCCTCGATGTCATTCAGTAGCCAGTAGTCCTGGATCTGAATGTCGCTACTGGTCGACACGTTGAAGATCGAGCAGTAGGTACCTATGCCATCGTGGGCGTGCAGGGCGAAATCAATATCTTGGGCGAGTTCATCTTCTTTCCCCTTGAGGGTGCCCACGAGCAGGTCATCAATACCCTTATCGCCTAAAGCGTTGTTATTGATATGGCCAAAGAAGATGTCCACATTGATGCCCAGGTTGTGGAGTGATGCCACATACTTCTTGAACTTGATAGCTGCTTTGCTGAACATGCGTGGGCGGTAGTCCACCGCTTCGTCTGGGTTGAGCTGTTTCGACAGGTCATCCCAGTCGCTATCGAAAAGCAGCACCACGTTTTTCACTTGGCATCGCTGCACAATGTATTGGAGATCCTGTGGCAGTCCTGTTTCCTTCGAGCCGATATTGAAGATACCCTGAATGGCTAGAGAAGGTATGCCATGTTTGCAAGCCTTCTCAGCCTTTTTCTCGCCCTCCTGTATGACCAGAGTTTCGATTTGCGCCGACTCATTGTACAGGTCGCGGATGCGTTGCGGGATATAGAACCGCGTGGGCGCATCTTTTGGCGACATGTACTTATTCTCACGCCGGCTGCCTTCTGGTGTATGCAGTTGTGGGTTAGACCATCTTATGCGGATGTACGGTCTGAGGCCACCTCGTGCGCCACGCGTGGCGTACTGTTGCAAGAATCCATCTAGGCCGAAGTAGTAAATCAGCATTTCGTCGTCACCCTCATGGACGTTGCCATTTCTGTCTATTGACCCACGGACGAAAGGTGACGAATAGTGTTCCACAGTTTCGCCTTTAACTGTTTCTTTCCATGTCGCCATCACATCTTTTTGTGTGAGGCCGCTAGCCTCCAGCTGTCGCTCCACGAAAGTCTTCACTGGCTGCACGCTCTTATTTGTGCGCTGCCGTTTCTCAGGCAGCAGCACCATTCCGCATGCTTCGGCTGTAGCCCTCACCGCTTCCAGGAATTGTTTCTTGTCATCGTTGAACTGGTAGAACATTGTTGCGGCAATTCCGTTGTTTAGAGTGAAGCCGCAGCTAAAGCAGTGGGCTAGGTTTTTCCTTGACGTGTGCGTCACGCACAGCCCTTTCTGCTTACCTCCCTGCTTGCCCGATGCACCGCATTTAGGGCAAGGCACATAGGATGTAGCTTCGTGCGTGTCCGCTCCAGGGATACAGAAACGTATGTCGGCGTCGTTTCGCACCCGATCGATAGAATCTTGTGAGTAATAATCTGCCATGATGTCAAATGGTTTATGCTGGCTCGTTAATTCTGTCGAAGATTTCCTGACCGATAATTTCTTCAATTTTTTGTTTATAGAGAGCTTGGATTCTCGTCAAGCCTTTAGCCCAGTTCAGCACGGTGTACCTTGGCACCATGCAGCCCTCGGACAGCTGACTGATCCAATATGTCTTGTCATGCCTCTCGAATCGGTTGAGGAAGTCGCGAAGTGCTTCCGAGTCCTTACGTATTTTGTTAACTTTTTCGCTCATTTTCTTGGTTATTCGAACAATTTGGGTTAATTTTACCGCCACAAAGGTAATATTAATATTGAAAACTTAACCATATTGGTTAAGAATTAACAATAAATTTAAGATATTTTAAACTTTCGGTTAATGAAGCACATTGGGAACACCGTAAAATGCCTTGTTGAGTCCAGAGGAATCAAGAAGGCGCGATTTGCCCAAGACATTGGGCTGGCTCATGCAGAGAGCCTTTCTCGGATATTCCGAAGCAAGTCTGTTCAGTGTGATATGTTAGAAAAGATATGCAGGGTGCTTGATGTGCATCCGGCATATTTCTTCGATGATGCTGCCGACTTGTCGACGGCTATGGCTCAAGCGAGCACATTCATCGGGAACGCCAATGCCAGTGCAGTGGCGCAGTCAGGAGAATTGGTTACACTTCGCGAGCTACTTGCAGAGAAGGAGCGAACAATCCAGATTTTGCTTGGCAAAATCGGGGCAATAACGGGACAAGATGCCCTATAATCTGCCCTTTGCCATTATTGATTATCAATCACTTAGGGACGCCAAAAGGAGTGAAACAAATCCTCTCACCCCGACTCAAGCGGGGGTAACAAGTTCTTATTCAATTTGTTACCCTTTATTTTTTAAATACGTCGGGACAAAATCGGGACACCGATTTGTCTGCCCTTTTGTTTCACATCTGGCGTTTCCGCAAGAAATGTCATAAAAAAATGTGTGCTCAAAAGCATCACCCGCATTATTCTTCTGTACTTCCGTACCAGGCAAGCAGTAACATCGATTATGTCAGGCAATACACTTTGCCAGTCCTCAGAGAGGGCTCAGAGTGGTACATTGAGTTCTACGCTTACGATCCCGAGCTTTGCAGGTTGAGGCGCAAGCGCATCAAGGTAAACCGCATCAAGTCCATAGCGAAGCGCCGGCAATATGCCCGGGACATGATAGCGAGGATTACCCTGCAGCTTCAGCGAGGGTGGAACCCATGGATAGCGAAGGATACCAGTCAGCTTCTTATTTTTTCCGACGTATGCGACGCATACGAGGCCTACATTGATAAGATGTTTTCATCGGGTCAGTACCGCAAAGAGACTTATATTGGCTACAAAAGCTACCTCAAGAATTTGAGGGCTTATGTAGACAACGAGGCTCCCATCTATTATCTCTACCAGTTTGACAGGGCTTATATAGTCAGTTTCCTTGACTATATCTTCATTGGTAGAGATAATGGAGGTCAGACCAGAAATAACTATCTATCATGGCTTTCCGTTTTCACAGGTTGGGCAGTTGTCAAAGGATATTTGACAACTCGCCCGACCGAAGGAATCCCTAAGATAGATAAGCGGCACCTCGTGAAGCAGCGGCAAGTCATACCGCTGGACGTGGTGCAGCGCATTGGGCGGTGGTTGGAAGAACACGATCCCTATTTTCTTTTGGCGTGCCAGCTGTTGTATAACTGCTTCATCCGTCCCGTCGAGATGACGCGCCTAAAGGTTGGCTGGATAAATGTCGAGGCAGGAACCGTTGCGATTCCTGCCGAAGCCTCTAAGAACCGCGAGAGCATGGTGGTCACCTTGCCGAAGTCGGTCTTACGCAGGATGATGGACTTGGGGATTTTCAAGAGTCCGAGCGAAGATTTCCTATTCTCGAGGAATCTTCGCCCGGGCCCGCAGCAGATTGACACCATCATATTCAGGCACCACTGGGGCTCGTTGCGGAGAGCGCTAGGGCTTCGCAAGGAGTGGCAGTTCTATTCGCTGAAAGATACAGGTATCACTGAGATGCTTGACAATAATATTGCCAGCATCACCGTGAGGGACCAGGCACGGCACAGCTCGCTGGCCATTACCGAGGTTTACACGAGGCATCAGCAGCGAGCGAATGAGGCAGTGTTAAACTGGGAGGGGTCGTTATGAGGTAATCCGATAGAACGTGCCCTTCTTCAGCTGGCTCATGCCGTCTGTGGTTATCTCTACCTTGATTTCAGCGCACAGGTATCGTTTCCCGCGGATGATGAATACCGACTTCACGTCGGGCAGATCATCAGCGAGGAACGATATCTCATATTTCTTGTTGGTGTCAATCTTAATCCACTCGTCCATCTTCGCCCCCATGCCATACAGGGACGTGTTCAAGCGGAGCGATCCATTTCCTGGATTCAGCACCACCTGCCACTGGTTGAATTGTATGTCATTTTGGCCGCCATTGTAATAACCCCATACTGTTACGAATTCTTTACTGTTGATGAATGGCCTTGGCAGGTCATCGTCGTTGCCCCACGTTCTTTGTCCCATCCCATACCAAAAAGCCACTTGCAGGTGAGAGAAGTTCGTCTTTTTGGTCTTTTCGCCATTTTTAATATAGCGGAAGCTATATGGCTGAATGATGTCTTTTGGGTCCACTAATTCACCTCGGCCGATTTGTCCATCCCATAACCTGTATTTTTCATCGTCGAAGTCCGTTCCCTCTCCTATCGTTCCAGCGTCGAAGAATGGGAGCAAGCCTTTATCGGTATCATCGAGCCATGCCGGAATGATACCGATTTCTTCCGACTCATCCCAGTTTTCTTCGTCGATGACGCGAGTGCCGAAGGCATTTAGCGGTATCAGTCTGTAGACGTTCCCATATCTCGCGTATTCCGTTGATTTTCTCGGGTTAACCAGGAACCTTTGTGAGACGTATGGAACGAAATACATATCTTCAAGTTTAGCGTAGAAGATGATGCTTGTGGCATAGCCCAGGTACCAATCCTGGTTCTGGGCAGCCATCCAGTTAGCTATTGCTTGCATCGAATCGAACTCTTTCACCCTCGGGTTGTACTTGAAGAAGTACCACGGGCAAGAATACAGGTGAGACATGTTATGTCCACCGTCAGCATAGCTGATATTTCTCGCAGGGCGATATTGGCTGTCATCCTCTTTAGAGAATGTAGCCGTGTGTTCTTCGACTACATCATCAATCACCCTCTGTGTTGATGTCGATGTCTCCTGCCACGAGAATGATACCGTTTTCTTCTTGTGGTCAATCACGATGTTGCAAAGCATCAGTTTCTCGAGATTCTCGAAGAACTCATTGATTGACCAGTGCGGCAGAGTGTCTTGCCACCTCATACCATACCAGGCTGCTGGGATGCAGTTGAATGAATACAGGTGGAAGTACTCGCTGTCAGCCCACGGCTGAGCCAGCAGCGAGTAGCCCAGCGCTTGGCAGATATACTGTGTCAGCGTGTAGAGGCGAATCTGGCACGAGAGCTGTCTCACAGCTTCCGTGTCGTATTCATCCTCCGCTGCCACATGCCAATAGTATGTATTCGAGCCGTTGCGCGGACCATAGTCCGCACGGTTCTGAATGTTGCCAGTGTTGGCATTTACCCATGGAAGTGCTATGATATCTCCTGTTCCCCACGCTTGCTGTGGAGTCTTGCACTCTGCAGCTTCCTGTTCGTCCTCATCGTCGTCCTGTCGTCCTCCTGGCGTTGTCGGTCTTGTGTTTGGACGATTGTTTCTATTGTCCGAATACCCGTTGTATCTTTCTGCGATATTGTCGGGCACCCATCTTGGGAGCGCCGGCAGTTCCAGTTCATCGATATATCGTTTGTCGAAATCCGGGTAGAAGTTCTGGAACGAGCGGTCAGCGAGGAACTGGACCTTCACCATCGACTCGGTTACCGAGGTGATGGCCACTGCGCCTGACTTATGGAAATTGCCATCGAATATTTCAGCGTCCAGGAACAGGTCGCTGAAGTCCGCATCGAGACGGTCCAGGCGTCCGAAGATTTCCATATTCGCCTTGCAGTTGAGCGGCAGCTCAATGTTCAAGGTGTAATCTTCGCGGTCGCCGAACAGCGGATTCACCGAGTTATACTCGATGGAAGCGTCCTGCTGGAGCGCTGCTATTTTCCCATTGATAAGCAGTATCATCTTCTTTTCGATTTTGGCAGTGAATTATTCTGTAGCTTTTGGTACTCATCCTGCGCCCGTTTGATACCCTTGTCACCGCTGACGGTGGCCACGGTAACAAACGGTTCCTCGAGGCGGTCGCCGAGCCGCTTCATCGTGTCCTGGTACTCGCCTATGACCACCGACATGGCGACGATGGCCCGTTCCATCGAGCCGTCGGCTGCAGCTCCAGCTATTAGTGCCGGAGCCGTCACATGGCGAGACACATCTTGGGCACTGATTGATCCGATGCGGTTGTTGCGTTGCGCATAATCCAGGACTTCGATTGCAGTGCGGGTGGCAGGATTCTTCAGAAGTTTCTGAGATGCCACCCATTCGCCCGCATGCACCACGCCTACAGGTTGGCCTTCGGGCCCATCTGGCGTGAAGCCACCTTTGGCGTAGCCCTGCGCCGCGCTCAGCGACTGCTGCTTCTTGATGGTAGCCACCTGCATCGTGCCAGCTGCCACCGCCATTGCTGCAGCGATTGGAGCCAGCACATGTCCCACGACAGGGATGGCTGCAGCACTGGAGTAGGCGTTCAAGGCGGCGGTCGCCGTCTGTGCGATGGCCGATATCACCTGTTGGGCAAACATTCGTTTCTGGGCTTCCGCTTTGATTTTCGCTTCTTCCTTCGCTTTTTTCTTCTCAATTTCTTTCAGCTTGTACGCATTCCCTTCAGCCATTGAAGCCTCACGATCGTAGCGTTTCTCCATCTGCGCCAGTTTCATCTGCTCATCGATTTCCCACATTTTATTCAGGCTGTCCCACATTGTGGTGACAGACGCGAACATGTGGTCCAGCGCCTTGTCAAATTCCTTCATGTCATCGTCGCTGAGCATTTTCTTGAACGGCGATTTCAACACATCTTTTAGACGCTGTTCGAGGGACTTCGGCTCATTCTGTGACTGCTCGCTGTACACCTCCTTCCACAGCTTCTTCATCGCCTTAGCGTACCACTCGTTGATTTTAAGCTTCTCATCAGCAGTGTAGCCCTCCTTCTCGATTTCCCGCTTATATGTTTCGTCGATGAGTTTTTTCGTCGCCTCATAGTGTAGGCGGCGTTTTTCCTCATCGGAAACGAAGTAATCTTCCCAGGTCTTATCCAGCTTCTCCTGGTGCTTCTTGACAGCTTCCTCTTGGGCTTGCTGCTTCTCCTGTTGGTCTTTGATGATACGCTGTTGGTACTTTTCATGAGCTTGACGATAGGCGTTCTGCGCCGCTTCGTCGGCCCCAGGTTGTGAGGCGGCATGCTTTGTCAGCTTGTCCAGCCTCCACAGGTGCTGCAGTTCCAGTTCATTGAGCTTACCCTCGTAAGCCTCTCTGTTGATAAGATTCTCCAGGTAGAACTGCTGCACCTCAGCGATCTGTTCGTTATATGCCGCTTCCTCATCAGCGAGCGACATCTTATTCACGTTCGCATTCTGCTTTGCGAGGGCCTCCTGGTATTCCGCTTGTATCTTCAACGATTCATCGTTGGAGAGGTCTTGATGTGCCAGGCGTTTTTTCTGGTACAGCGCTTCAATCTCAAGGAGGCGGTCGGTATATTCCTCATAGTTCACCATGCCGGTTCGCCATGCGATTGTATTGATGGCATTTTCGCGTTCGCGCCACGCCTTTTCCTTAGCGAACTTGTCCTCCGACTTGCCAGAGCCGGTGTTCTTGCTTGGCGTGGTGGAGCCGCCAGGAGGAGGAGTTATGGTGCCGCTGCCATCATCAGCGGCATCTACGATGACCAAATCCTCCTGCTTGGAGTATTCCATCAACTTATCTATTCTCGCCTTAATGGCTTCGCGTTTCTTCTTCTTATCGTAGGCGACGCCAGGCATGATGGTCAGCTCGCCTTGAGCGTTCGTCGAGTAGCCATAGGCATGAGCGAGCGCTTCACGCTGCTGTCTCGATTTACCAGTCTTTCCGTAGAATGATTCCCTTTCCGCGTTCTCATCTTCCCAAATCTCACGTTTGAGTCTCTCATCTTCACGGATGAGACGCTCATACTCCTCACGGTTCGCCTCCAGGCGAATTTTCTTCTCGAGTGAGATCAGGTAGTCATCGAGGGCTTTTTTGTTCTCTCTATATTTCCCTGTCTCAGCATCCAGGCTGGCACAATAGTTCGGTATTTGAGCGTTCAGGATGTCGATTGCCTTTTTACGTTTTTCTTTGGCTACCGTTTCGTCCTTTGCCACTCTCACCAAATCCTCGATGCGGCGTTTTTCGGCATCCAGTTTTTCCATGTGGTCTTGCCGAACTTGCGCCAGTTCACGGTCCATTTCAGCCATCTCCTTCTCAGCCTTTGTCGCTTCCCTCGTTCGCTTGGCGAACGCGATCAGCCCGACGATGACAGCGGTAATTGCTGCTGCAGCGAGTCCCCAGGGATTCATCTTCATCGTCGTGTTCAGCATCTTCTGGGCGGCATCAGCCCTGGTGATGTTGCCCGTGAGTTTGTTGTACGCGACAGAGCACAGCAGCACGGCGGTTTTCGCCAGTGCCTGTGCTTTCTCCACGAGGACCAGGTATGCATAATGAATACGCAGCGCGATGTTCGATGCATTCACGGCGACGGTATATGCCGCAACTGATGCCGCAAGGGTGACCAGCTCGCCCTTGTATTTGATGATAAAGTCGACAGTAATCGACATGCCGCGCATCATTGCCGATGTGCTGCTGATGAAGTAGCGCATCACCGGCATCAGTTTTTCACCGAGGGCGGCAGCCATCTCAGTGAAGCCCTTGCGGGCTTTATCAAGCTGTGCTTGAACCGTGTTGTTCTGCACCTCATATTCTTTGGTGACCGATGTCGCCTCCTCGAAGGCTTTTGCCGCTTCCTCCTGTTCCCATTTCACCTTATCGAGGTTGCCAGCGAGCGCCGAGATCACCTGAGCGGCACGGGCACCATTTTCGCCCATGTCCTTAAACACTGGGGCGAGCACGTCGATGCTTCCCAGTTCATGCAGCCTCTCAATCAGCATCAACAGGCCCTCGTTAGTCGAGCGCTTCAAGGTTTCCTTGAACTTCTCAGCGTTGATGCCGGTAGCCTTGATGACCTCATCCTGCTGCTTGAACATGTCCATGATGAGCTTGGAGACGGCGGTCGCCGACATCTCCACGGCTTGGCCCTGCGAGTCCAGGACGGCAGCGAGACCCATGATTTGCGGGATCGTCATTTTCGCCTGTGCACCGACACCCGCCATTCGCTGTGCGAATTGGGCGAGGTACGGAGCAGACGCCGTGCAGTTCTGCGACAGCTCGTTGATGACTGAGCCGACAGACAGCAGCGACTGTTCAACGCCTAGGCGTTCTTTATCCCCGAAGATGTCCGTCAGTTTAGACAGGGTGAGGGTTGCGCCCTCGCCCAGGTCATCGAGGGCCACATTGATTTGGTTCGCTGCTTTCACGAAGCCCAGCACATCCTGCTGGGACTGCAGACCGAGTCGGCCAGCCTCTTGCGCCAGCTTGTTCAAGCCCTCGCGAGAGGTGCGAGTATCAATTTTTTTGAATTCCTCATTCAGCTGGCGCACCTGTTCCTCCGTCATGCCGGTGAACTTGCGGACCGATGCCATTTCTGCGTCGATGTCCGCAAACACCTGCACGGCTGCCTTGCCCGCCATGACGAGTCCTGTCACGGCAGCGGCGGCACCCATGATCGTCATCTGCCAGTCGTTGATGATGCGGTTGAATTTCGCCCATCTGCCTTCGCTCACCTTCATCTCCTCATTGACTTTGGCGAGCTCCGCTTTAACCTGCTTAATGCGGGCGGTCTGCGTCTTCCACGTCGCCGAGCCACGGTCAATGTTCTGCAGTTCCTTCTCCAGCTGTTTGAGCGTCTGTCGAAGTTCCTTCGGAGACGCCTTATCCAGTCGCCTGAGCGTCTGCTCCACGTTGGCTGTCTGGGATTGGATATTCTTTATTTGTCGCTCCGTGGATTTCAGATCTTTGGTCAGCTTCTTCGCCAGCTTATCGTTGCCTTCTTTGTAGGCACGAGCGATGGCATCACGAAAGTCCTCAGCACGTTGTTTCAGCTTTGCAAGTTCTGGCCCGGCGTTGCCATTGATTTCCACCTGGGCGACAGCTTTTGTCCTATAGTCACTCATATCTTAGTCACATTTATAGTGACAAAGATAAGTGACAGCGACGTGACAAGAAAAGACAGGCACCGCTCCCGCGCTGTCTGCCTCAACCTTAACAACATAAACTTGATAAAATTATAGCTGATTTCTATAGTATGCGGAATTTTGGCGCATCTTGTCAGCGTCGAGTGCGTCGCTGATGATGCCCAGGAACTCACGACCTAGTGAGTCCGCCATAAATTCCTTGAGATTCATAAACGAAGCGTAGAATTTTTTACTGAACCAGGGGCGCTTCTTACGAACCTTGTCACGACCGATGTCGCCAGGATTGCCACGGGGCGTCTCTCGTCCCGTGCCATAGTTCTGCCAGAGTCCGTACTCCAGGAACTCCAGCCCGAGGTGTATGGAGACGATGCGCTCGTCCTTGTCGCATCGGATGCCGACAGGCGATTCCAGCAGCTGGCCCGTGTCGATCACGCCGAGCAGCACGATCTGTTCCTGCCATATTTTCGTCATGGTAGCATTGAAGGCCGAGACATACTTATCTCGTTCCTTCAATGCCTTTTGTTCTGTGTACTGTTGCGCCATCGCTGCAAAGGTATCAATTTATTGATGCCGATAAAAAGACAGGGCAAATTCCCAAGCAGGAGCCGCAGCGAACAAAAAAATCGGATGCCCTTTCGGGCACCCGATTTTCGGGAGCGGATTACGCTTAATTTCTTCTGAATACGAAACCACCGCTATAATCGTAATCACAGATAAACAGATCACGTGCCATTGCATCAAAATCGATATAGTCCCTCATACTTTCAGGCACATTATCCAGCATACATGTCTCATCTGCCAACTGCTCAGCAAATTCAGCTTTACTGTCGTACACACCACAGAACTTGTCAGTGTATTCATCGAACACACTTTCATCGTCAGAATCGTAATCACCTCCTCTGATATCCATGAAAGCGTCAAACACATCCTTGTCATCCAACTCGGCATACCTTTGTATCATATTAAAGTGTACCTCACCCATGAAGCTCTCGCTATACCATTCATCGGGATAATTCTCATAATCTTGGAACATCAACTCTGGACAAGACTCATCATTATGCAAGAACCTGCATGCATTCATGAACTCCTCAAAGTCAGCGAACTTCGTCAAGTCCATCCACATACCAAACAGCGAGCCACAATTATACTTATGGTAAGTGCCAACATACACAGCGGGGTGCCCCGTGCGATAATCGTACTTGTAATTGTTGAGGTTAACAGCCTCTACTTCTTGAATTAAATCGATGGTGCTCATAATAAAATGAATTTAAATTAAACAAAGTAAATTTTACATTGCTAGAAAAGTAGGCGGGGATTAAGCGCCCATTAGGCAAGGCTCCCAGGGAAAATACTACCCGCAGGGCTGGAGATTTTCCCGTAGGGACTCGTCTCGGCCTTGACGGGCAGCGGCCCGCACTAACTTTGCGATGGGAAATGCACGGCGTAATTAAATTCATCAAGAGCGCCATCCTGCCTGCCTTTTAGAAGTAGAGCGGCCTCACCTTCCACTTTACGATCGGCAAGGGCTTTCCTGCAGTGTCCTGCCATCTGCTTGCAGGTATGCGGATGGGCGGTGTTCCACTACCACCCCGTGGCGAGAGCGGAATGGGTGAGGCTCCTGGCTCCTTCACCTTCCTTTCCTGCTCCTGCCTGGTAATTTGCCCGTTGCGTCAGGCGAAGGTAATTAGCGGAAACATGCGGAAAATTTCCCCTATTTGCTCGCCTCATTAATAAGGTGAGCAAATAGTAGGCAAATAAGAAATACCTTTATTTCAGTTAGTTATAACCGAACGTGACATTATAAGCAAATAAGATCTTTTGTTTTATGCCATCTATCTCACGTAAATTTCACGTAAAACTCTCGGAATCTCACGGAAAAGCTACGCCAGGCTGTAGTAATTCTTTCCAGAGCTTGAAGAACTGGAGGAAATTCATTTCCTCCACATAGCTTGTAGTCTTACAAGCTAACCTTACATGCCGCTGCCTTGCCGATCGCCGGTAGGTCGCTGGCAAGGCAGCGGGCAAATTTTAAGCAGGTTCAATCCTGCTTAATCGATCGCTTTCCTACCATATAAGAAGAATCGGGTCTCCCTGGAGCCCGATTTTCCGTGTGGCCGGCTGTTACCGACTGCATAGTGATGCCGCCTGCCAGCTTGCCGGCAGGCGGCGCGATTTTTTAGTCTGGCTCCTCCCAGTCGGGGCAGGTCGCATTACGGTCTGTTTCTTCGTCCGTTCGTCGGCATCCCCAATGTTGCCAGCCATAGCATTGCAGGTGTTTGCAGTAGTAGCAGGTTTCGGGTGTTCTCGCTTTCATAATTGTTTCGTTTTTTGGTGGCGGCAGATGGCTAGATCTACCGCCACAGGTTAATCACTATAATCGCAGGGTGTTAATTTCTACTTCCTCAAAATCGTCTTCAGTCAGCACTATTTCACTATTCCAGTACTGGCCTCTAACCTGGCGCTCGGCCTCGTTAGCACATGAGGCTTCGACTTCTACTACTCGCCTTAGCACCTCTTTTACCTCTACTTGATACATCTTTTTCATTGTCTTGTTGGTGTTGCGATGGTTCCGCTCGGGAGGGCTTTCGCCCTCCCTGCGTGACCATCTTGTTAAACCTTATATTCTATATATTCGCTTATCTCCTTTGCGATACGCTCCAGCTCTGCGGGGCTGTCATCGTCATGAATCAACCATATCTCACACTTGGATTTTTCCTCATACGTCCACATCTCTGGGCTGTCACAGATGGCTACACGCTTGCCAGCCCTAACGAGGCGAGGCAGATAGCTATCTAGGGCGTGATGGGGAAAACCTGCCATGTCTCTCATTTCATCATCGGCGGGTACCCCGCTGCGGCGTGTTAGGGTGATGCCCAGCACATCGGCGGCGGTGCGTGCGTCCTCGCTATATGCCTCGTAAAAATCGCCCACACGGAAAAGCAGCAGTGCATCTTGGTGCTTTTCCTTCATGCCCTTATAGGCTTCTGCCAGTGTGCACGTGGGCACCTTTACGGTGATATGTACGTACACCGTCCACCATGCGTGAAGCGTGCGGCTGCCCTTGTATCGAGTGTCACAGTCCAGGCAAATGCAATGGCATTTCTCGACCTTACCATTAAACACGGCATCCTGCGCTTTGCGGATGCGGGTAATTAGCTTCTTTACTTCGGTATTCATATCTTCTTAGTATTGCGGTGGGCGGGGCTAGCCTCGCCCACCATGTTACACATGTTATTACTTGCTCTCCTTCTTAGTGGAACGGCGGCGGCTCTTTTTGGCGGGCTGTGCCGCCTCGGGCACCGGTGCGCTCTCGCCCTGCTCGGCTTCGGCTGCCGGCTTGGCGGCCTTAATGGCCGCCATCAGCTTGTTATATACTCCCTTCGGGATGGAGAAAGAGCCCTCGAGGCGCTTACGGAGGAGGAAGGCGAAACGGAGCGCCTTCAGCGGCTCATAGAAGTAAAATTCATTCTTCACCGTAGCCTCGCCGTTAACCGTGTTGGCTACCTTCTTGCCGTCGCGCGTGGCATACACATGCCACATCTGAGCGCCCGTGTTCTTGCTTACATACTCGCTTGCGAAAATCAAATTTGCCATAATCGTAAAATTTAAAGATGAATATATATTTATTAAAAACTATCTACATACAGATAAACATTGCAGTAATTCACCTGCAGCCCTGCGGCTGTGGCCATCTCCTGCGCCAGCTCGGCGGCATCTGCCTCGCTGCGGGCATCGACCTCGAACGTGTTCGACTCATTGTCGAAGTCCACGACCTCGACCATGTAATTATTATATCGATTGGATGAGCGGTATCCTTTTCGATCCCTGCTCTGTGTAGCAGATTGTTCGGGTGAACCCAGAAATGATATGTTATAAGATGCTGTCATAATTAATTGATTTTAAGATGTTAATAATCATATCGCTTGTTGTCGCGTATATCCTTTTCGGATGCTATATAAGCGAGGGCTGTTAGTGATACGCCTGTCAAGGCCCGACCGAAAATTTTTACCGTAGGGGACCAATTTTTCAGCATGAAAAATTTGTAAAAAATTTCGAGGCGGCTCCGTATAGCCTTGCAGTATCACGATGCCCGCTAGCTTTGCATCAGAAAGGATAGCGACGACTGCGATATGTTCATCTAAAATCAATATGGCGGCATCCCATATCATTGTTCACCCGTCTGCAGCACAGGGCAGGGCAAATAAGGAGCGAGGGGTGCCAAGCATTGGCAGCCCCGTACCAATTTAGCTCGCCTCATTTATGAGGTGAGCAGATCTGTTACCGAAGGCATAGGTAATCACATTTGCCAGCGAATAAGTAATTATGTAGCGTCATGCGAAAGTTATCACGAATGATAATTTTATCGGGTATATTGCGGAGATTGGGCCGGGCATTCTTTGATCTCATCCGAACGGGAATCGGTAATCGGGCACAGGCACTGGCGCTGTGGTTTTCGCTGCGCTGCAACCACAGCGCCCTAGAGCCTCCCGTGCAGTGCAAGCCGGAGGCCAGCACCAGTGTGTCAATGGCGAGAAGTGAGGTCTCGGGCGAACGCAGAGAGCGGCTATGGGCTTGCTGTCAGCGGAAGGGGTTGCGGGCCCCACCGCCAAGCAAGCCGAAAGCCATCCCGAGATCCGAGCGTGAGCGAGCCATTATAGACACTCTGTAGGCGCAGCCACGGGCGCAGCGATGCAGGGGTGTGCCCGATGATTGAGCGGTAGCTGACAGGCGATGGCGTGTCCAAATCCAGCCCTGCTGGTTTGGGCGCGACAAGTGCAGGACGCGCATCGGGTCGCGCCAAGACTTGTCCTGGTGCATCTCGATGCGGCGACAGGCACGTTCGCCCGTCGGTGGTAGCGAGAGGCCGACTCCCATTCGGTGTTTCCTTATCTTCGTCTCTGGTCTCCAGGGGCGACTATTTGCCCAGCCCAATCCCCGCAAGAAAAGAAAGGCGGCTCTCTCGAGTCACCTTCCTCATCTGTAAAACACATTGGAAAAAGTATGAAAATGAAACTTTCTTACCCGATACCAGTGAGTGATATGGTTGTTACCGTAGCGGATTGCGGGAACTTTTCGCAGCCGATATACAGTGTATCGAAGGCGTCTGTTCCGTCCGTTCGGTGTTCCAGGAGATTTTCTTCATTCTCAGCGAGCTTCTCTCCCGATTTGTTCTTGCGGAAGCCATTGCGGCCACGTTCTACGCCAGCCGACTGGATGGCGAGTATCAGGTCATCATTGTTTTGTCGGTTGAACAGCGGCATCAGCCGTTGTTTACCGACAAAGCCATTGTTGATGAGCAGGTATTTCTCATCGTGTCGCATCGGTTGCCCGATGTACACGTCCACGACATCCCACCCGTTGCGATTAAACTCGTTTACCACGTTCCAGTGAAAATCCTGCTCATTGACCGCAAAGTTATTGCCGAGGGCTGTAGCATCATAATAGAATATCACTGTTTTCTTACGATGGTATGTGTAGTAGGCGCAGAACTCCTGCACCAGTGCAGGAATTTTGCGCTCATACTTCACATAGAAAGATTTCAGGACCAGCAGCTGGTCTCTCCGCGGCTGTCCTGCGACGATCCAGTTGATATTCGCATTATAGTCCATGCCAATACAAATCGGGCTGTCGGGGTCAAGATCACGGTCAGCTCTGCAATCGATTGCATGCTCATCATAATGCCATCCGAGCGAGTCGAGGTATTCAAAGTCTGACGCATTATATTTGTGCCTTTCCCTCATCGAATTGTAGAAGCCATCCTTCGCAATTCCGATGCGCTGGCATAGTATGGAGGTCTGGAACGTCAGCGGCGTCAAGTCACGCTTCATCTGCTTGATATAATTCTCTCCGATAAGTTGGAGGTTTTCAATCGAGGAGTATTCTCGATAGAACACCGCCACTGAGCGCAACCTGTTAAGGTTGCGGTCCATATTACGGAGAGAATTTTGGAGATAGCCAGGGACTCGTTTCCCTGCGGCCTTCAGATTGCGGATGTGTTCTTTGGTGCTCCAAATCTTAAAGATGAGTCCTTTAATCGCTTCGATTACCTCGTTATCCATTTTCTCTCGATAATGCAGGAACCAGGATCCTTTCTGGGTCTGTGGCATATCCGAGAGAATCATCATACTGTGATTAAAGGAGTGCTTGCCGAAGTGGGTTTTAATTCCACCGTTTGCCGGAAGCACCTCATCTTTCAGTTTGGCATAGTCAATGAACTTCGCTTCATCGACCAGCACCCACGACAGGGTGAGTGAGTTTGCTGCACCAGGCCTGTCCTGGGACAGCATAATTGCCACGCTGCCGTTATAGAAGCTGATGACGTGCTCATAATGCTGTGGCTTTATGATGGGCTCAGCGAAGGATTTGGGGGGTCTCCGACCGACAACGTAGTGGATACCTTCGATGAATCCCCATCTTTTCCATGCTGCCAGCAGTCCAGGGATCGTGTTCGTCAGTCCATGACGAAACGTAGGCACCACGATGCCCCCTGTACTGCCCGTCATGCGCTGCATGTTGCGTAGCATGAAGGGGGCTGCGATACTATCCGTTTTTCCTGTTCGTCGCCCAGCGACGATGACGGTAGTATTCGCCCCGATCAGTTGCGTCAGGCGCTGCGGGTTATTGAAGTAGATGGGGTTCGACGGTTTCATTTCCGAACAGCGTTTTTTCTTCCAGGTCAGCTTCTTCAAACTCGACATCCTCGATGTCGAGCGTCTCTTGACGGTATTTCGCTATCAGCGACTTCACCACTTCCTCAAGGTTCTCGATGGGCTTGATGCCCAGCACTGTCGGGTCTGACGTTGCGGTGAATGGCTGGACCACGATATCCTCATAGGGGATGACCTGCTCATCTTCCAGGTCAACGCGATTGAACTTCGCATAGGATGCCGCTGCCCTTTCCATTGTTTTCGTATCGTGGCGGCGCTTCGCCTGTTCGTATGTCTCGAGCAGCATCTGGTTAGCCTTCCAGCGATGCCACTCGCGGCTGGAGCTTTGGAGGGCGGGCAGGAGCTGCTTGATAACTGCGAGGTCGGCATAGACGGCTCGTTCCGACATGCCGTGCCGAGCTACCATCGTATCGACGAAAGCCCTGTCGGGCTTGTCGGGATTGGCGAGCGTCCATTGGTATTCGTCACGAATACGCATGAGCGCACTGACCGTTTTGCTATCAAACCGCTGTTCGAGGTCGGACTGCGGTGTGAACAGGTCAGTGCGGGCAACATCTATGATCCTGGGCGGTGGCATTACTCATCATCCTCCATTTCTATGAGGGCGAGTCTCGCATTTTCCAATGCGAGTGGCGAGCCCACCTGCGCCAGTTGGATCTCCTGCTTGCGGAGTTCCACCTTGCGCGACACTTTTCCCTTCTGGTATGCGTTATGAGCAGGGCTGCCCACGATACCGATGTCTCGCCTCAATTCCTCAGGCGTAGTTCCGAGGATGAGGGCGATGTCCGTGATGGTGAGGTATAGTCCAGCCATCACCTCAATTTGCTGCAATTCTTTGTCTGTATAGGTCATGTAGCGGGATTGAGTGGTTCTTGATAAGCGACTGCACCTGTGCAAACAGTGTGCGGAAAATAGCGAGGTCAGATGAGACGAAGGCGCATTCCTGGCGGTTGCCTCGAGTCAGGTTCTGGCTCGTGACTACCGCCGCGACTTCGCCCTTCTCGCTTTTTACGAGGAGCAGCTTGCTGTGGTTGTCTGCGAGGTAAGTCGAAGATACTACCTGGCAGATGAACGGCCACAGCTTGATGGTTTTGTTCGTTGCTTTGTGGTCGAGTATAAGATTATACTCGAGCACATTCTGTTGCTTCTGAATGAAGTACAGGCGACGAACAAACTCCTCCGAGATAGAGAACGATGTCTGCCAGACGCGGGATGGGCCGAGTTGCTCGAGGATCCATTCCAAGATGTCTGCGACCTGCAGCTCGTTAGTAAGATACGCTTGCGTCTCTTTGCTAGCGAGAGGCAGGAGATAGTTCTCTATGTTTACACCTCTTTTCATGCTCTAGTTTCTAGTCCTTAGTCCTTAGCAGGAATCACCCCGAGTTCAACAAGTTCGCTGGTGAGTTTCTCCGTAGGAGAGCTCACCTTAGCGTAGGCAGCGGCGAGCTGTTCTCGCAGCTGTTCGTTGGGCTGGGCCCTGTATTTCGCTTTGTTGAAGTTGATGAACGCCAGGGCACGACGGTTTTCCTGTCGGGAGTCCAGCTTCTCTATCGTTTCGGAGGTCTTGATGTCGAAGCCATCATAGGCAGCCCAGTTATCCCTGTACTGCTTATCCAGCTTGATCAGCTCCTTGAGGAACGGGTATTTATCTGAGTCCTTGCAGGTGTAGCCAGGGCGTCCGCTTTGGATGATTCTCAGTTGGGCATGGAGGTCTCTCATGCGTTGCATGAGGGACTTGTTCTCCACGTAGAGCGCCTGGATGTCCTCCGGGAGGGCATCATGGTCCTCACGTTTGCCCTGCTTGAATTCATTGGCAGGGTTCTCCTGATGTGCAGCGAGAGAGCGTTTAGCAGCGATCTGCTGCACTTCATCTTCCATCTTCACCACCTGCTCGTGTGTCACCTGTTGGAGTCGCCACTGAAGTTGTTTATTCAGTTCATACTCCAGTTTTCCATGCAGCTTGGTGGGGTTGTGCAGGATATTGTTATACAGCACCTGGTTGCGGTTGATTTTGAGCAGCAGCATCGCCCCGGCGGGGATGTTGCGCTGCTCGCGCGGCGTTTCCAGCCAGAGCTTGATTTGTTGAGTGATTTTAGCGTCCATGTGTTTAGTTCAGTTTATTGTTTACTCCCGTGAAGAACACCAGATTTTTGCCGAGCGGTTGCAGCAGGCGCTTCATGCATGCCAGCGTGCTTCCCGTGGTGACAAAATCGTCGTAGACGATGACGTTCGGCTCTTTGGGCAGCACATTCAGTTCGAAAACAGTGTTTACCCGATGTTTCGATTGGCAGAACGCCACATCCTCATAGAAGGGGATGTCGAGCGTCTGTCCGATTCTCTCGCTGATCAGCGTAGCGAAATTCTTCTCTTTGTGGCGGCGTTTTGGAGACGTCACGACGCACCACTGTCCCAGTGAGAGGTTGTAGCCAACCATTTCCTTGATGACCGGGCAGATGCTGTCGGCGAAGAAGGCGACCATATCGGGGTCGCTTTTGATATCCGTGAGTGTTCTGCCCATGATTGACTTCTGCCATATCGAGATGAAGTTCACGTCTGAGCGGCGTGTCAGTCGCAGCTTATAGGAGAAATCGCAGCGAGCCTCGACCGATTCATCCCATGACTTGCGCTGCTGCACCGCGAACAGGTCTTTGACCTGTGGCGTGGCTTCTTCTTTTGTTTCTACCAAAAGCGAGGAGAGCTCTATGCTCTCCGGGCGATCATTCAAGATGCCGTCCCATAGGCTCCCCATCGCATTTGACTGGCAGAATTACTCTCCGTTGCCGGGTTCTTCGGGTTCGGAGTTCGACGGTGACACTTCGCCATCCTCCGTGGTCAGCGTACCGAGGTAGAATGGGGCGGCGATCTCATCCGTCACCTCCACCGATATGGTGGTGCTGGCGGGGTTCGTGCCCTGTCCCTGGTCCTGTGATACAGTGGTCAGTGTGCGCCACTTGTCGTTACCGAGGACGCGGAAGTTACCTTCCATATCCTCATAGACATAGATGTTATCGCTGTTGTTGAGGAAGCCAGCAGCAGCGGTAGCTTCGTCATCGATGCCATTGTGAACAAAGGTAGCCTTGTTCAGCTGGGTCTGGCTGGGCACTTCGCCCTGGGGCTCGCTGGTGACGGTCGACTTGTCGATGTTGATGTCAAGGTATTGCCACTTGGCACCTTCGGCAAGCTCGAACGAGCCATTGTACTTCGCGTCGGTCACACGGCCAAAGTCATCACGTGTCAGCGTGGGGTAAGCCACGATCAGGTTTTTGTTGCAGAAATACACCCTGCGACGGATGCCGGGGTACTGAGGCGCACCCTCGCACCAGTCGAGCGACTTCTGCAGTGAAGGACATTCTCTTTTAGCCATAGTAGTAAGCCTGTTTAAGTGAATAGATGCGAATTACTCAGCGAGCTTGATTACCTTGAGGAAGCGATAGTCGAAGGTGCGGAATCCAGCACCGAAGAACATCTTCGCATTCACCGTGAAGGTGTCGGCATCGAGGCGCAGCACCTCGAACTCCTCCTCATCGCTCACGCCGTCATAGCCATAGATGACGTTGCTCTTGGGAGCGACGAACATCATGTTCGAGCCAGCGAGGCCATCGAGCGGGGCAAACGTCATGCGGCGGTTGCTGCCCTCGACATAGTTCTGTTCATACTTGTCATTGTAGGGCACAGCGAGATGGGTGAGCAGGTAGCCCTCGTTGTACATGTCGACGATGGCGGGATCGCAATAGAGGAAGCGCTCCTGGCGACGGAGGCGGGCATCCAGCCCGAACTCGATTAATTTGACGGTGTCCACCACGTTGTTGACGGTGATCTCAGCGTCAAGTTGAACCAGGTTATGGTTAGCGACGGTCACCTTGCCAGCCGTGATGGCGGCGTTGATGCATGTCAGCAGACCGTTGAACAGGTCCATCGAGGTGTTACCGTTGTTGTTGCGCACAGCGACGGGAACCGCCAGGGCGAGTTTCTCGCCGGCGCTCTGCATGATGGTAGTGAGGATGAGCTTTGCCATCTCACTCTTGGCTTGTCCCATGCCGAGCACGTCAGCATTCTCACCGAGCATCGTCTGTACGTAGTCATTGGGCACAAAGTCATGGATCATGCTGCCAAAGAAGATTCCCAGCTCCTCGAACTTGATTGCTGTGGAGCCATCGCCTCTGCGGTTGGCGACGTAGGGATAGAACTGGGCTTCACTCTCTACTGTACCCAGGTACTGGTTCGTGCGGCAGCCGGGGAGGCCCGTCATGAACTTCGTGGTGTCCTTCATTGCGAGGACGGGCATCTTGAGAAATTCACGATGCCAGCGCTTGGCCGCCTCTTTCCAGACAGCCTCGTCGGGGGTCACATTGATAAGATGCAGGTTAGGCATAGTCGTTACTTTTTAATCTGGTCCAACATTTCCTGGGCACCCTTCACCTCGTTGCAGTAGTCCTGCAAGGGCGAGGTCTCCGAAGGAGCCTGGCCTTGATTAGTCACCTGCTGGGACTCCTCGGCGGGCTTTTTAGCCATCGCCTGGAGCTCAGCGTCTTTTGCCTCAAGCTGTGCTTTGAGGTCGTCGATGGTGGCGGTGTGCTGAGCGATGGTGGCCTTGTCAGCCTCAGCCTGGTCGTTCAGGTGTTTGAGGCGGTCATCGATATCTTTCAGCTGGTCACACGTCATCTCGACCGAGCCGCCCTCCTCGCACTCGAACGCAGCGAGTGCCAGCACGGCGGCGATGAAAGCGAAAGTTTTCTTCATCGTTGTAGTGTTAGCGGTTTGTTTGTTATTTGATTCGTTGGGATAGACTGAGCGCAAGAATTCCTTGAACTGGTGGAGCAGGGACTGCTTCTCATCGTCAACAGGCAGGTCAGGCATCGGTATGCCATGAGCTGCCATGAAGTCCACGACTTCTTCCGTCACTTTCGGCTTCACATCTTCCGGGTTGTCGGTGATCTCGTCGACGAAGCCCCATGCGAGGGCTTCTTCGGCGTTGAGCCAGCCACCGACCTTCATCAGTTCGAGCAGATCTTCCTTCTCCTTCTTGCATCGCTTGGCGTAGCCTTCAGCGATGTTCAAGTCAATCTTATCGAGGTCTTTCTTTGCCTGTTCACATTCTCCGATGAGCTGCTGCAGCTGGTCAGCGTTCAGCAGGTCCCACTTGAACACCATCTGGGAGCATTTATGCACCAGGTACATCGCGTTCGTGTCAATCGTGATGCGGGCAGCACCGAGCGAAGCGATGGTTGCAGCCGACGCATTCATGCCGACGTAGTGCACATGCACATTGCCGTGGCGCTTGAACGCCGCCGAGATTGACAATGCAGAGGCGACAGAGCCGCCCAGCGAGTCAATCAGCACGTTCACCTGCTCATCTTTGTGCTTATTGAGCACATAGTCCACGTAGTCGGCATCGAAGTTCCAGTAGCCGACGGTCCCTTTCAGGTGGAGGTGGTATCTATTCTTTGCCATAGCTATCAGTTATGAAAATCTTGACACAAAGATATTATCATGCGTGCGAGGGGCAAAAGACCTCAAAGCGCCTATTCTGCCACGGGAATGAGGGCAATTTTTGCTTTATGAGTGACTTTCACTGTCGCCACGGCAGGATCGCCGCCAGGCGTTCCTGTCGAGCGCGACACCTCCACTATCGGGTAATTTCTCTCCCTCGTTCCCATGAGCCACCATTGCCCGCTGGCGTCTTGTGCAGCCCAGGCGATATCCTCATCCATGGGCACCTCGTCCAGCGTCTTGAACTCCAGAGATGCAGAGCTTGCGAGCCCATTTTGCTCATAGGCACGCAATCCTTCAGCTTTTCCCTGGTCCACCAGCGTCAATTCCGTTCCCAACGATCCGAGTGCCACCGGCACGCCCGCGATATGCTTCTCTATGATATGCGGCGCCAGTTGTTCAGCTTTTATCCATTTCACCTTGATGATGCCCGGCATCATGTTACAATCAGAGTAGCTCATAATGGTTTGTTTGTCTTGTGCTTATTGTTACGGTTTGTTAGTTTTGCCATTTAAAATCTTGGTTAAAAGTCGTTAAATCTTACGTTTTCCCGACGGTTTCCCATTTCTATACGCCTTCCGCTGTCTCATGAACATCTGCCTGAGCGCTTCCCAGGAGCGCGGGTCATCCTCGATGCCGTTGCACTCCATCCACGCATAGATGGAGTCCGTAATCGGCAGCGAGAGTTTCTCGACCTTGTAGAGGTCATGCCAGAGCTTGACGCGCAGCCTCACCATGATGACATGGGTGAGGATCTTTTTCGCATTCTCATTCATGTAGCAGTATGTCGGCAGCGGCTTGCTCTTGAGCACAGGGATGACTACTGGGAATTCCCCTGGCTGTTGCAGTTCCGGGTGCTCGGGGTCGGGTTGAGGCTCCAGCCACATCTCAAACACGTCGATTTCTGCTCCTCCACGAGGGAAGCAGATCTCGCCCTGGCTGTTGCCATATTCATGAAGGCACCAGTCAGCGAGGTATTTCGGCAGTTTGAGATAGATGTTCACGATTTGTTTCTAGTCCTTAGTATTTTTGACATGCAAAGTTAAGAAAAACTAACCGATTATGTTAATAAATCGAGGAGTTATTAACATGATATATCAATCATGTTAACAAAAATGTCAAAAATGCACATGAATTACTCACGCGCACCCACGCTTTAGGGTGCGAAAAAGTTGTACAATTGTACGGAGCGAGGTCAAATTTCAATTTAAAACCTTGTACATGAGTACATTAGTGCCCGTACAAATTCCGTACTTTTCAAGAGCGCCGTACAGATGTACTGTACGTACAACAGCGCACTTTTCAAATCGTCAAATTTGTACGGCTCTAACTTGCTGATTTTCGGCAAGTTTTGGGTAGTCCGTACGAATGTACTAAGAATTTCCTCTTTAAATTGACTCTAAAAAAGAAAAAATATATAAAAATGGTAAATCGCCAACATTCAGCTACTTGCGGATTTACGAGGAGCGATTGAGGGCGATTTCCCCCCGATCCCCCTTCCTGTTTAGCCATTCTGGACGCTTGCACAGCTGTACTCTGCATGCAGAAAAAAAGAGGGGGTTCGGGGGATTGGATGCCCCAAAAAGCGGCGATCGTCTCCCGACGACCGCCGCCCGATTCACATCTTAACAGCCTTTTCGTGCTAGTATGATTTTTCCAGTGTTTTCATTGCTTCCTGAATGATTCCCAGGTCCTCGTAATTTTCGAGGTCCAGCCTTTCAATCTTCCATGTCACCTGTTTGTCTCTTATCTCCACGACCGCTGCTGGAGGCAGATCGGGATTGTCGAGCGACCAGACCTTTGACAGCGTGATAGATACTCTTTCATTCTCCAGCTCGACCGTTTTTCGTCTGAGCCCATCCTCGCAGATGATCATAGCTCACCTCCTTTCCTATATATATCTATTGCGCTCAGGCTGGCGAAGTGCAGGATCCACGCAGTGGTTCCTGCCGCAGCCTGGACGTTCAGCGACTCGTCGATCATCCACAAGATGACCGTCACGAGAGCGAGAGCGAGCAGAAAGATATTAGTTTTCGCTGATGTCAGCAACTGCAGCAGCGCCTTGACCGCTGCTGTGGTCATCGCCTCGACGGGCGAACTCTGATTGTTTAATGAAATCTCTTTCATACCATAGTGAGTTAAGCGGGGTGAAATATAAAAACGGCCACCCGTTCCGCTGCTTAACTCACCACGGTAGCCGCCGAAGCGTCTTGATGAACGGAAGGATAGCCGTAATTTTGTTGTCATCAGGGCGAAAAAATATCGCCCGACGTGTTGTGAGCGATGACCGACGCTCATGCGGCATGGACTGACCATAATGAGTTAAGCACTGCAAAGATAGTCAACATCTTTGAAGTGCGCAACAAAATCGGCAAAAAAAAGTTTCGGAAGTCAGCGTTTAATCACCATGCCGGTGACTGAGTAGCCACCATCAATCTTCTCGATGCGCAAGTTGATGATACCGTTGCCTCCCATTT